AGTATGCTTCAGAAAGCCTTGTCCGAAATAGAAAGCATGAAAAGAGGACAGGAAGAAACCCAAAAGCAGACTTTAGTACAGCAGGCCCAGCAAGTCTTGACAAAGACACTGGACGAAGCGACTAAGGATTTTTCTTTTGAGGATGATGAAGAGAAGGGCTTTTGGAAACAGATGGTGTTAAGCCACCTGAAGGATAATCCTAAGCAGTATAAGGATGAAGCCGACTTCGTGGCCACCATTAAAGAAATAGGCAAGCGTTACTTTGACACTATCTCTAAGATTGCTGAAAAGAGGGTTGCCAAGTACGTCAAATCTAAAGGCGGTGTAGTACCTACCACTCCTTCAGTACCAGGTGCTCCGATAAGCAAGAAACCTTCAAGCGACAACCTGGATGAACTAATCAGGGAAGAGCTGGAAAAAGAAGAAGCGCTTAACACAAAATAAGGAGTTACAATGGCACTAACAATCAGTAATATTAGCTCAATTCTGAAAAAGGTAATCATACCGGTAGTTCAGAGCGAGCTTCCTAAAGAGAGTGTCCTTTATGATAAAATCAAAAGGAACTCAGGCGTGACGATATCGAATGATACTATTTATATCGCTAGCCGCGTTGGGAGGCATTCTGGTATCTATACGGTAGCAGAAGGAACTGAACCCAGAGTAGGTAAGTCAAGCTATGGCAACCCGTACACCACAATCAAGTATGCTTTTGGTACATTAGAGCTTACTGACCAGTCTATTGAGGCTGCGGGCGATGGGGATAAGAAGGCAATCGCGTCTATCTTATCTACAGAAATAAAGGCCCTGAAGGATGATTTCCGCAAGGATATCAACCGGCAGTGGTGGGGATATGGTGACGGCGTTCTGTGCTTGACTAATGGCACCGGCGCAACTGGTAACACCTCGCTTACCGTTGACAGTCCAGGCACCCGTTATTTGGATACCGGTATGTATGTTACGATAGGTACAGCTACTACAGCTTTTGCAATCGTTGCAAAAGTTAGTGGCACAAGCGTTACCTGCGCAGCTTTAAGAGGTGCGGGACATCCTAACCTGTATGATGATAATGAGCCTATCCGCAAAGAAGCTGACGCGGAAATGATGGGCTTACAGGGCATCATTGACCGTGGTACTGGCAGCTATGTAACGACAATCCAGAACATCGCCCGCGCAAGCAACCTTTGGGCAAGATGCCAAGGGCCGGATGCTACAGAAGCATCTAGCACTTTGACAGAGGCGCAGATGATTTCCGTTTATCTAAACTGCCTTGAGTACGGTAGACCGGATGCGGTATTCTGTGGGCCAACTGGTTTCTCGAAATATGGTGCGTTGTTAACCAGCATGAGAAAGACGGCTGATTTGAAAGAAGTATTGGCCGGTGGCTGGAAAGGCTTAGAGTTTATGGATATAGGCGTCATATTGGATTATGACTGCCCTGAAGTATCCTCTACTGATTTCGGATACTACTTTGTTGATTTTGACTCCTTAACGATAGCCGAAATGTGCGAGCCTTTCAAATGGCTGGAAGCAGATGCGCATGGCGGAATCCTTAAGAGAAGCGCCACTGTAAGGACAGACTGGGAAGGCACTCTTAAGTATTATGCCAACCTGGTAGGCAAGACGTTCCAGAGCAATGGTAGGTTAATCCACAGGTCAGGATGAGTTAAGCGAGGGCAGGGGCTAATAACCTCTGCCCTCAACTTAAATATGGCAATAAAACCTAAACCAGATATACGAAAACTTAAAAGAGCGCGGTATGAAGCAGAGCATAGGGAATTACCTAGGCGTGACCCTGCTGAAACTAAAAGAGTAGAAGCTCAATTTTTAAAGGTTGCTAACGACCATGTAGCAGAACGCAAGGCAATGGCAGACCATAACATAGAAGAGTATGCTCATGAAGCGGCATCATACGTAAGAAACAGGGCTTTTGGGGCAGTTTCTGTCATAGGTGGCAGAGGAAATGGATATAGATTAGGCGTTGGCAGATGGCGTTTTCAGTCAGGTAAAGGCTGGGTAAAAATAGGAGGATAAAATGGGAAGTATAGCACCGGCAGTAAAATTTAATGCTGATGGAACTACGGCTTCAGGACAAGCAGTAGGCACAGTAGAAAGAGAAACAAGACAAATAATTAATGATGTAATGGAGCACCTAAACGCTGCTTGGACTGATTGGACACCGTCTTATGTATATACGGGTTCCGGCCCCAATACTGCGGTTACGGTGGCAAGATATAGAGTTACCGGCTCTACCCTCCATTTTAACGTTAGTTGTATAAAGACCGATACGGCGCAATTAAGTGCGGCTACGGCTTTGACAATTACTCTTCCGGTAAGACCTAAATTTATTCAGGCATGTGTCCCTATCAAAGCGATTCAGTTAGTTACCGCAACCTATTCAGACCCCAATGCTTATATATCGGCAAATACTGATTCTGATGCTGCATCAATAGTAAGATTCAGAAGTTTTACCACATTGAGTACAGGGGCATATACCTTAGAGTTAGCTGGATTTTATGAAATATAATATGGAAAGTGAGGTGAGCTGTGCTGTTCTCAACGATAAGGGACGAGATAATAACGGAAGTCGGCGGGGATACTTCAGACTCTACCCTGCAAACCCTTGTGCTGGGATTCATAAAGTCTGCACTAAGAAGGTTCCCCAGGCATACACGGTCAAGATTTCTCCTCGCTACCAAGTCAGTTACACTATCGGCGGGTAGTTATTATGCTGCTCTTCCTTCCGGCTTTATAAGGGAGTTGGCAGTATTTTATTTATCCGGCGGTGGGCGTAAAGATATACCCAAGACTGATGATTATAATGAGCAATTCAATTCTACATCTTTAACCCCTCCGTCGGGATATAGGATATTCGGCTCCAATATAGAGTTTGTCCATTCTGCCGACCAATCCTATACCATTTACATAGAATGCTCTGCCGAGATAGATGATGTCGTTGCCGGTGATTCTTTTACTGGCGATAGCTCTATTGTTGAGATATTAAAAGACGGAGCAAAGCATTATTATTTTGACTACTCAGAGGACAGCCCCAGGGCTTCTGAGAAGCTAGGTTTATTTAAGGCTGGCTTAGATAAGCTAGAAATTGATTTCCTTAGTGATGAATTGCCTGGCTACATCGAGGAAAGTTAATGGAACCGTTAGTTAGTATAATTATACCTACACACAAAGGGCGCGACATTAATCGGTGCCTTGACTCTATCCATAATTCTACCTATAAAAATATTGAAGTCATTGTAGTAGACGAGGGCAAGGAGCGTTCAGCACAACGCAATATAGGCGTAATGCGGGCGTTAGGTAATTACTTCCTATTTTTAGATAGCGATATGACTATACATCCAGAGTTAATTTCAGAATGTGTTAGGTCATCTTATGACGGTATCTATATCCCTGAAATTATCGTCGGACATCCTATAAAAACTTTCTTCCGCAGTTTTTATAATGGCACTAGGGTTGATGCTATCCGTTTTATTAAGCGTGGCTTCTGGCAGCCTTTTGATGAAAATATAACCGGTTTTGAGGACTGGGATTGGGATAGGAGATTCCAGGGCAGTAAGGGAGTATGCAATGTACCGCTTTACCACCATACCGAGAGTAATTTCAAGCGTAAACTTTATTATATGAAATGGCTTAATCTATATAAGCAGAAATATCCTAACTGTCCTGAACTTAGTTTGAGTTATAGGCTATTCAAAGTATTCATTGAAAATGGTAAATGGAGAAAATTCTTTGGCAAACAAAAAGGAGTAGGACATGGCGTTTTCCCGAGACTGGCTTGAAGCAAATCCGATCGATCGTTCAAAATTTAAAGAAGCCCCAGGAGCTATTAGGGCTACAAAGGTTGATGTATCTGATAGGCTTAAATCTATCCTTTCCGGTTTTACTTCCGGTGAAACAGCCTGGGGCATCAAGCTAGGCAAATATCTTACGCAAGGCACTGCCGCTCCTTCTGCTCCTTCTGGTACCGGCGCAGCTCAAGATATGAATTTTTATATCCGTACTATTGGCACAGGTACTTATGCAGATGCATATATCAGAGGTACTTCCGGGCCAGAAGTGCGTATGACTATCTTTGGCAGGCTATGCCTTGATAATGCCCGGATGAGTAATGATACTTATATCCTTGGTACCGATACAAACGGCGCAGCACAGAATATCTTAAAATTAAATACTGCTAATGCTATTGAGTTTGCAAGTCATATTATAGCCCCGAATACCGGCCCAACTACCGCTTTGCAACTTGCTCCAAAAGGGTATGTAGATGCGGCAAATCTTAGCCAGACTATTAGCGCGGCACAATTAGTAGGTGCCCTAGGTGCCTGGGTAGATAAATCAGCTAGTTATGCGGCGCAGACTGCACCTGCGGATGGGCTTGTATCTGTATTTATTTCCCAAACAACGCAAGGTTTACAGGGACATATGATTGGCTATACAGATGTTAACGCTAATCCTACTACTGTAAGGGGACAAGCATGGGCATTTTTCCCTGGAGCTGGATATGAACCAGATTCTTATTCTGGATTTACTATGCCTGTCAGAAAAGGTGATTATTGGAAGTGTGTAAAAACAGGTGATACAACTACGCTTACAGTTTACTTTATACCGCTAGGGAGTTGAGTTTGATGTCAAAACTTCTTGAAATTCCACGATTTCTGCCAAATAAAGGCATCAACCTTAATAAGCCTGAGGAATTTCTCAAGGCTAATTTCTCCGTCGACGGTTCGCAGAATATGGAGTTTTACAACGAGCTTCTGCAATCCCGCCTTGGTATGGCTAAATTTGATGCTACTGTCTTATCCGGCCCCATCACCCTTATAGACCAATTCTGGCTCAATAATGCATCTTGGTACTTGATGATTTGCACTACCAAGGATATATATCAATACAATGCCTCTACCGGCGCAACGGTAACTGCGGTATTCGATATTCTTACGCCTATTTATCAGACAGGAACTATCAAGATAAACACAGGAGCAGGTTCAGCAGTTTATGATAAGGTCATAGGAAACGATACAGCTTGCGCATGGAATACAAACCTTGCGGCTGGGGATTATATCAAGGTAGGTACTGGTTCGCCTACTACATTAGACACCTGGTATGAGATAAAATCAGTTGATGATGCTAATAATCTAACATTGAAAACAGGGGCAAGTGCGTATGCAGCCGGTACAGGATATACAGCCCGTCAGATATTCCAAGGTACTGCTACTGACTTTTGGCAAGCTACAACTTTTGATGATGATACGTTAGGTAAGCAGTGGATTGCGACTAATGGCGTAGATACGCCTATTAGGTGGCCTACGGTAGCCGAAACTTACTCCGGACAGGTAATAGCCATGTCGCATCTACCTACTAACTTTACCGCTGCAAAATATCTCAATGTATATAAAAACAGGCTATTCTTCTGGTGGTGTGTAGTAGACGGGGCTAATCTACCTATGTCCGGCTACTGGTCAGGCGTAGCTGATTGCGATACCACCGCCTGGGATAATTTGGATTTTATGGACTTGATTGAAGATAATTACTGGATTACCGGCGTAACTAACTTCGGCGATTACCAGATTGTATTCCGAGAGCGTGATGCCCAGATAATCCGGTATGTAGGCGGTGATTATGTTTTCTTACCTGAAAAGTCCTCTACCTGTGGCGGCGTATGGGCTCCTAACTCGATTATAGAAACTGCATCTAATATTTATTACTATGGCCCAGATAATAAATTCCATATCTGGAATATGCTTCGTGAGGATGATTTATTTGGTGATGAACTTCTTCCTTTTATGAAAAATCTTGACCCGAACACTGAGCAGTATATATATGGCTGGGAACTAGAAAGCAAAAATCAGATACGCTGGATGATACCTTACGGCGATATAGATTACCATAATTATATGTTTGTATATGATTACTCCCAGAATGTACCTAACCTCTGGCCTATTGCCAAGGCAGAGAGTTTGTGGTCAATGGGCGAATATCTTAATGTGCAGGATTTATTCCTTGATGATTTAGTTTGGGGGGAATACTACCTAGATGAAACAGAAGGCTTTTGGGATGACAGGTTATTCTTATCCGGCGCACCAGTTTTGATATACGGAGGCTATGACGGGTATTTACGCCAAGCTGATTTAGGAACTGATGATGATGGTGAAGCCTATACCCGTAGGGCTAGATTTATAAGGGATAACTTCGGGCATCCTAACCTTACTAAACGGCTGTATAAACAGGAATTTTGGCTAGAAAGCCAGGTAGCGGGTGATATAACCGTAAGCCTTAAGAAAGATGACTCTAATAGTTTTGATACCTCTACCAAAACTATATCACTGGTAAATGCTAACAGGGATATTATAAAATCTGAGGTGCGTTGGGATAGAGAGGCACAGAATTTCCAGACCCAGATAGAGGCCACTGTTCATTTTGCCTTGCTAGGCTACCTTAACAAGGTATTTCTTAAACGAAAGACTTTCTAATGGCTATATTAAAAAGCAGGCCAATAAGCCAGTTTCCTTCTATAGAAAAGATAAGGGATGAGGCAGTCAAGTCTTTTGGCCAGGATATGGCTGACTTAATGCTCCAGACTTTTAGGAATATATACGATGACTTATTTAATCTTAGTGTAGAGATAGTCGATACCTTGCCTACAGGACTTACCAAGGAAAGCAGGACTAAACTTTATCTTTTGCGGGGTACTGGTACAGGAGCAGATAAGTTATATATTCTGATAGATACAGGCAGCGGGGGCTATGGTTTTAAAAACCTGGCTTTGACTTAATGGTAAGACAATTAGAAAATCCGTTACTTTTAAACCGGGTGCTAGACCTGGCAAAGAATATCCCAGATATGGATACTAGCGTCTTGGGAAACATGCTTACTAACGCCCTAGCTTCCAAGAAAGCCGTCATATTAGTAAGCGAAACTCGGGAAGGTGAGCTTAATGGGTTTGCCTTTGCTACAATAGAAAACCTCGACGGTGAAGATGCGGTATTCATCCAGGCTACTTATATTAAGCCTGAAGATGAGAAATATACAGGATTTGAGTTTATGACTAAAATGCGCTTATTCGGTAAAGACAACCGGCTTAATAATATTTATATGATGACTAAGCGTAACCCTAAAGCATACATGAGAAAATACAAGTTTGAGTTTGCATACACAGTGCTACGAAGGAGGATTATCGATGAGCGGTCTTTTTAAATCCAAAGAAGAAAAGCCTAAATATGAAACCGTCTATGACCCCACAGCGGGTGTTAGGGGTAAACTTAATACTTGGATGGAGAGTAAGGTAGGGCAACCTGCCGAACAATATTCCGGTAAGATTGTGGCTCCTATGGGCGCAGAGGAAAGCCAGTCTTTTGATTTTCTGCGTAAGTATGCGGGGCAAGACCAATCTCCTACCACTCAATTAGGGCAGGAAGAAATAAAGAAAACACTTACTGGCGACTATGACCCTTCAACTTCTCCTTATTACCAGGCTGTTAAGGCTACCGCACAACGTAACCTTGATACGCAGTTAGGTGATATTGCTTCTTCTTCTTCTGGTGCCGGTGGATATAGGACAGGGGCCAGAATGAGCCTACAAAATGATGCTAGGACAGATGTTACTAATAACCTGAATACTCTCCTAGGTCAGATGTCTGAACAGGAGCGGCAGAATAGGCTTAATGTATTGCCCCAGGCGGCTGCATATGGCCAGGCACAAGAACAATTCCCTTTACAACAGGCTACGGCATTACAGACCCTGGGAGCGTTACCTAGGACATTGGAACAAGCCCAGAACGAAGCGGCTTATAATGAATGGTTACGCGCTACTCAGGAATATCCTATACAGATTGCCCAGTTAGCTCAACCATATGCCACACAGCAACCTACTATGGCACAGGTGGGATATTCAAAAAGTCCATTCCAGCAGGCTTCAGGTGCAATATCGCCTATATCTAGTCTTTTACAAAGTATATTTTCTAAGAAATAAGGAGGAAACATGTTACCAGTATTAGCATTTTTAGCAAATCCAGCGTTTTGGGCTGGAGTAAGCAAGGTATTGCCAGCAGTAGCAGGTATGATGGGTAAGGGTGAAAGCTCTGGAGGGCAGACCCAGCAACCTCAACAGCCACCTATGCAGCAACAGCCCCAGATACCTCCACAGCTTATGCCTTCTCGTCCTATTCCTTCATATGGAGAAAATATAAATGCTATGTTACAGAAAACCAGGGGGTTTTAGATGGGTGCGAATATAATCGGGTTAAAAGATTGGGATACTTCCGGCAATTTGAGTGCCACCGACCCAGGAGTTATGGGTAATCTAAAATCTGCGCTTACTGGAATAGCAAGTTTTCTTTCTACGCAGCAAAAGACGCAGCAAGACCAGCAATTCAGGGATGCCATAAAAAAAGAAATGGGAATTGATGTACCGCAGGGAGTGGATGCTGCTAAGTTGTATGAAACGATAATGACTGAGAAGGCTAAAGAGCAAATAACTCCAAGTGGTTGGAAGCCTCAAAATCAACAAGAGGCTTTTGATTTTGAAAAAGCTAAAAGACCTAACTGGCTTACTTCTGCCGCGCCTGATACAAATACTCCCGTGATACCCGAAGGTATGGAGGTTACGGGATATGACCAAAGAGGCGTCCCGATGTTAAGAAAAATCAAACCGAATATCCCTGAGCAGAAATTTAATATAGAGCAGGCAGATAAAGTAAAAAAACAGGAAGAACGTTCCCAATATGTAAAAGCTGCTGCTGATGATGCTCTTAGTACGATATCAGAAGTTGAAAAGGACATGAGCAATTTTGGTTTGTTAGGTGGACTTCCTTCTATTCCTGGCACTGCAAGAGTTAACTGGGAAGCCAATGTAAACAAGCTTCTTTCCGGTAAGGTGATTGATGTAATGACCAAGATGAAAGAAGCAAGCAAAACAGGTGCTACGGGTTTTGGGCAGTTAAGCGAAAAGGAATTAAAAGTATTGCAAGAGGCGTCTACCGCACTAAAAAGAGGACTTTCGCCAGAAGATGCCCAGCGATACTTAGATGCTATGAAAGTTATGTTGCAAAAGGTTTCGCAACCTGGGGGTAATGAAATGCCTACTCCTGGAATGGCTAATAAAGTCGGCAAATATACTCTAGTCCAGTGAGGACAATATGCCACCGTTAAAATTCCAATCACCGGAAGGTAAAGTAATAACAGTAGATTCACCTGACGGCTCTATTCCCTCAGAGCAAGAGCTTGACCAGTTATTTGCTATGTCTGGTAGTGCGCCGGTACAGCAACAACCTCAATCAATAGTAACCAATATCCCTGGACAAACAGAAATAAGTGCGCCCAAGGCTCCGCTTAATATGAAACCTATGACCGCAGAAGAGCAAGGAACAGCCCAGAATATAGGTTCTATATCGAGAATGTCCGGGCAAAGGATTTCTGATGTAGCAAAGCAGTATGAGGGCAAGACACCGGAAACAGGGTTAAGGCGTACTTTTGATATTGGCATGAAGCGTGACCCTACGCTTAAACAACTGCTACAGGGTATTGCCGAAGTACCTATGAAAGCTGCTATCGGTGCCGGTGCGGTAACTAATCCTGTTGGTACTGCCGCTGGTCTTGCGCTTGCGGCTCCAGTATTTAAGGGGATAGATTTTGTTACTCAAAAAGTAGAAGAGAATTTGCCCTCTGGTACTCCCAGAGAATTGAAAGAATTAATAGGTGCCGGAGGGTATGCAGGCGGCTTAGCTCTTGGTGGGAAGATATTAGAATCAGGACCAGGCATAGCCAAAGGCTTATCTGATAAATTCATAAACCGGCCTAAACTTATGACCCAGGCTACTAATCTATACCGCAGCATATTAAGGCCAACGCAAGCGGAAATTAGGAATATAGAAATTCGCAAAGGAAAGAATATAGATGATTATTATAAGTTGGCTGCGGAAGAAGGACTTAAAATAGGAAAAATGTCTGATAATAAAATAGATACCGAAATAGCCAGGGAAGCATTAAGGCCTAAGCAGGAAGCGTTAAATAACCAACTTAACCAGGCATTAAGCTCTGACCGGACAAAGAAATTTGACTTGCTTGTAATAGGTGATAAAGCCAAGGCAGAGTTAAGAAACAAAGTT